GCTTACAACCCATTTATACACTTTACAAGCGATGCGGAGCTATGATGTATAAACTCTCAAACAGCACGACAATCATTCGTATAGCAGACTGTGCAGATATTCCTAATGACCCTGCTAATCGTGATTACGTGGAATACATAACGTGGGTAGAGGCAGGAAATGCGCCGGAACCAGCAGACCCTGTGCCGGAACCGACCCCCGCACCTACGCTAGTCGAACAAATTCTTGCAAGCCCAACTGACCTTGCCGCACTCAAACAAGCATTAGGACTCTAACATGACAACCATAGTAGACGGCACTGCTGGTGTTACATTTCCTGCGGGTGGGGTAGGCAACCCTGCGGGTGCTGTGGTTGGCACGACTGATACTCAGACGCTGACGAACAAGACGCTGGCAGTAACAGGAAACACATTTAACTTCACGCCAATCACCGCAAGTTTAAGCGGTGACGTCGCGCTGAACAATACGGCTAATTACTTTGACGGCCCAAGCGTAGCGCAGGGGACAAGCGGGACTTGGTTTGTAAGTGGAACAGTAACTTTTACAGATACCCTCAGTGCCGTTAGATTTAATGCAAAGTTGTGGGATGGAACAACAGTAATTGCGTCCGCATCACTTACAACAGGTGCCGCAAGTTTCGCTGGGTCTATCTCATTAAGCGGATATATTTCTGCTCCGGCGGGAAATTTAAAAATAAGTGTTAGAGACCCCGGATCAACCAGTGGAACCATTTATTTCAATATAAGCGGCAACTCCAAAGACTCCACCATCACCGCCATAAGGATCGCATAATGGCCTCAACATACAGCAACCTTGGCATCGAACTGATCGGTGCTGGCGAACAGACGGGAACGTGGGGAACCACGACCAATACCAATCTGGGAACCCTGATAGATCAGGCAATCGGTGGGTATACAACCGTAGCTTGCACTACTGGGACAGATACCACTATCACTATCCCTAACGGGGCTACTGGTGTGGCGCGTAATATGACCATACAGTTGAGCGGCACTGGTGGCGCTAGCACAAATTTAATTGTGCCTACCAATACAAAGCTTTACTTCATCTACAACAATGCCTCTGGCGCTGTAACCGTAAAAGTCAGTGGGCAAACTGGCGTATCAGTCCCCGCCGCTGCAAAAATGATTCTTGTATGTAATGGCACAGACGTTCTTATTGCTGAAAACTATTTTGCTTCGCTGACCCTTGGCGCTGCCCTGCCGGTTGCTTCAGGTGGATCGGGGGTTGTAACTGCTGCTGCCTATTCTGTTTTGTGCGGCGGCACTACTTCTACTGGCCCAATCCAAGCTATAGCCTCTGTAGGGACTACTGGACAAGTGTTGACCAGTAATGGCGCTGGTGCTTTGCCAACCATGCAGACAATTACGTCCTTTGCTGGAACTGTCACAGCGTCTAGCGGTTCAACCATATCTGACGGCACTACAGCCTTTGCTATTGGTTATCTGGCTATCCCGCAAAACATTCAATCCAGCAACTACACGCTTGTCCTGATTGACGGTGGCAAGCATATCTACAGCACTAACTCAGGCGCACAGAGTATTACCATCCCAACCAATGCTTCGGTAGCCTTCCCAATTGGAACTGCATTTACTATCGTAAACAACGGCACAACCTCAATCACTATCGTCACTACATCCTTGACGGTGTATCAGGCTGGAACGACCAATACCGGTAACAGGACTGTGGCTACCAAAGGTGTAGCAACGTGCCTTAAGGTGGCTACCGATACGTGGTTTGTCTCTGGCTCTGGGGTCAGCTAGTGAGCGGTATCATGAATATGTTTTTGGGTGGTGGGTTAATTCCAGTAAATTTAACTATTTCTTCGGATACGGCAAACTACAACTTATTTACCGCCGCGTCTTCCCCAGCATATCCAGTAGCTGTTACGCTTACTATTAACAGTAGCATATACGTCTATTCAAATAGCACGGCATCCTATGCCCTTGAAGTATCAAACTCATGGGCTGCTGGTTCTACCATCACCATAGCCAATAGTGGAATTATCGCTGGCGCTGGGGGTAATGGTGGCGTTGGTGCAGTTAATGCTGTGGGTGGCAATGGTAACTCTGGTGGCCCCGCACTACACACCCCAAGAGCAACAACAATAACCGGGGCGGGTTCAATTCTTGGTGGCGGTGGTGGTGGCGGCGCAGGTGGTGGGTTTTATGATGGCGGTAGCATTTCTGGCGCTGGAGCTAGTGGTGGTGGAGGTAGAGGAAAAATACCCGGAAATGGCGGCGCTAGCGGGGGCATATACGGTGCCGCTGGACAAGATGCAAGCGTATCTGCTGCTGGTGGGACAACAAGTGGCGGAACCACTGGGCTTACTACTTCGGGAACCAGTGCTGCCGGTGGAAACTCTGGAGCAGTTGGTGGGACAGGTAGCCAAGCAACTGGGATTGGCAGTCTTTATGGTGGTGGAACAGGTGGTGCCGCAGGTAATTCTATTGTTGGTATAGCCAATGTGTTATCTAATTCAAACACCACAACCGGGCCAACATCTTAATTCTAGAAAATTTATATAATGGAAAACCAACATCTAATAAACGCGCTTCTTGGTGGTGGTTTCACCGTTCTTGGCTGGTTTGCGCGGGAATTGTGGGCGGCGGTCAAGGAACTCAAGGCCGACCTAGCAAAGCTGCGGGAAGACTTGCCCAGAGAATACGTTATTAGGACTGACTACCGTGAAGACATCCGGGACATCAAGGCGATGCTGGCAAAAATATTTGAGAAGCTAGAAGCAAAAGCCGACAAATGAACCCGCTGGTCATATCGGGTCTGTTCTCTGCTGCCCAGTCTTTGATTGAGCGGTTCTTTCCTGACCCGGAGAAGAAGGCGGCTGCCCAGCTTGAACTACTAAAGATGCAGCAGAACGGCGACCTTGCCCAGCTTGCTGCTGAAACTGATTTGGCAAAACTGCAAGTGCAGGTCAATTTGGAAGAGGCTAAGAGTGCTAACTGGTTTGTGGCTGGCTGGAGGCCGTTTATCGGATGGACTTGCGGTTGCGGTCTTGCCTACGTGTCTATCATTGAGCCTGTTGCTAGGTTTGCTGCACAAGTTTGGTTTCACTACACCGGGTCTTTCCCGGTCATAGACACTACTATCACGATGCAAGTCTTGCTTGGTATGTTGGGTTTAGCCGCCGCCAGAACGGTAGAAAAAGTAAGAAACGTAGAAGGCAACAGATGAAAGAAAAACTAACATTTGTTGTCACAACGATGGTCAGTTTTACGCTGTGCGTTGTTATTGGCGGGATGGTATTTGCGTTGTGTGTCGGGCTGTTTGATCATGCCGTAGACAACGACGACATCTTCAAATTACTAGGGCCAGCGTTTCAGACGATTATTGGTGGGTTTATTGGTTTGTTGGCGGGTATTAAATTTTCAGCCCCAAATGAGGAAAGCAATGATAAATAACTGCATAAAATACCTGTTAGTTTTTGCCATGTTTGCTGGTTCTGCTAACGCGGTTGACTTGGCTATCTGCAAGGGGCGCTATGCTCTGTGTGCGGCTTCTGGTGCTACACCCACAGGTAAGACTATTGTCGTTAACGGTAAGACCTTTCAAGAGGGTGTGGCGGTATGTCCTGTCCTTATCGGCCCCGCCATAGCTGATCTGAACCTCATGGGCGGCAAGTGTAAGGCTCCACCGGGTAAGGTCTGGAGCCTGTTTTCAACGCTGACCAGCTATCCACAAGCTCCCTCTTGGGATGTTCAACCTATGGTGGTTCGGCAGTTCACCACTACGGATACCTCTGGGATGAGCAATATGTGGTCTTTCCCTTGTGACCTGATAGCCAAGAAGGTCAACGATGTCAGGCTGGCTTCTTGTTATGGCCCGATCAATGAAAGTCCTTGGACGGGTGACCATGTGCCTGTTGGGGCGACTTCTTTCACTGCCGCTGCCGTTGGGGTTTTAAACCCTGTTGGCGGTAACTTCCCGACAAAATGATTACCGTAGCCCAGTATCTAGGTCAGCATCTGAAAGGTCATGAGATGGAGTTGACCGAAGATATCAAAACAAATGCTGCTATTATCTGTGAGAAGGCTAACCAGCTAATCGCTGCTTTTGGGGTAGACCGGGGGCTACGGTCAGGTTGGCGTCCTTCGGCGGTAAACAACCATGCTGGTGGCGCTCCGCATTCAAAACACATGACGGGTCACGCAGTAGACATTGAAGACAACGACGGAGAGTTGGATAAGTTCTGTCGCAACAATGTCCAGATACTAGAGGGCATAGGTCTTTGGTTAGAGGATGATGTGGCTACGCCGACTTGGTGCCATATCCAGTGTGTTCCACCGCGTTCTGGACATAGGTTTTTCATACCATAATGCCACTACAAAAATTAAAGCTAAGACCGGGCATCAACCGGGAAAGCACAACCTACGCCAATGAAGGCGGGTGGTTTGAATCTGACAAGATCAGGTTCCGTTCCGGTCAGCCTGAGAAGATTGGCGGCTGGACTAACTTGGCTGCATCAACTGGCGGGGTAGTTAATACCTACAACGGTGTAACTAGGGACATGACCAACTGGGTTACGCTGAACTACAGCAACTTGAACGCAGTTGGAACCAACCAGAAGTTCTACATTGAGAACGGCGGGTTGTATCACGACGTTACTCCGCTGACCGCTGCCTCTCCGGTATCTCTTGCTAGCAACCCGTTTACTACTACCAGTGGTAGCAAGCAGGTTCTAGTAACTGCGTCCGCACATGGTATTTCTCCCGGCACTTGGGTTACATTCTCTGGTGCTACAGCGGTAGGTGGGTTAACACTTAACGGTGAGTTTGAAGCTATTTCGACCCCGACAGGCAACACGTTTACCATTATCAGCCCGACTGCGGCTTCTTCTACGGCTACCGGCGGTGGCGCGGTTGTTATTGCAAACTTCCAAATCGCTGCGGGTAACGCCACCTATTCCACTGGTAACGGCTGGGGTGCTGGCCCGTGGAACGCGGTTATCTTCGGCACAGGTAGCTCTACCCTGTCTTCAACTATTTCGGCGGCTGCAACGTCTATCAGCGTAGCTTCAACTACATCATTTTCCGCTTCTGGAACTATCGTTATTGAGTCTGAAATTATTACCTACACCGGCCTCTCCGGGGGTATCACGTTTACCGGTTGCACTAGGGCTACCGATGAAAGCATGGCAACCATCCACTTGGCTGGGGTTACTGTTCAGCAATACTCCAGTGAGACTTCTGGGGACTCAGCCTAT